GCTATCAGTTCCTCTGTCTGTAAATTGAATTATTCCAATCGTGTTGTCTGTACCAGGAGATGTTCCGCCGTATCTGACATCAAATACACCCGCAGGTCCTAATGTGCTCCCTTCGACGGTTAAGTAGGACTGGTTACGGCCAGAAGACGTGCCAACTAAAAGACGCCGTGAGCTATCTACGCGCAGTGCTTCGTTGCCACTAATTTCAAAACGGAAGGCAGAAGCATCAAACCGTATGTCGGTGTATGCGGAAGTGCTTCTGTTATAAGAAAGCAGGTAACTGGTAGTGCCACTATTTGAAGTCGGAGTAACTTCAAACCCATTTGCACCTGCGTTGGATACGACTAACGGATTTTGAGGCGTCGTAGAGCCAATCCCTAGTCGGCCTGAGGCGTCCAACCTCATGCGCTCAGTTGAGCCGTTGGTGCTAAACAGAATAGATCCGTTTTGATTAGACCTAAACGCAACATCCGTTGATGTGCCGCCTGTAATAATTGTCCCAGCGCCAATGTAAAGAGCATCTGTTGCGTTCTTGTACAGAGTGAAAATATCGTCTGTTCTAATCGCACCGCCGACAACATCAAATTTTGTCCCAGGCGTTGAAGTCCCCAGACCTACCCTCCCCGACGAGTCAATAACGAGGCTGTTAACTGGTGCGCTGCCGTTGAAGCTGACGGCTTGGGTGACACCTGCAGTACCTGCGCCTTTAAACTGGAATCCGCCATTTGTGTCTAGACGTGCCCGCTCCGTATTGTTAATAAAAAACGTAAAGTCGTGGTTAGTTACTGAACCAACACCTGCTGTGTTTCCAAGGCCGTCTGGTGACCTGAGTTCAACATTTCTGCTATCTACATCCGAAAGCCTAAGGATTGCCCTGCCAGCAGCGTCACTTTTATAAACATCAATCGATCTAGTTGCCGCTACCCCAACGCCAAGACCTGTGTTATTAACAAATACCCTGCCAGCCCCATTAGTTGAGATGGCTACTTGGTCCGCGCCAGGGGAATAGATGCCGGTGTTGGTGTCGCCGGTGAAGGTCAAAGTTGGGGCAGCGGCAGATCCCAGGGGATGACTGGCGATGCTGTCGAAGGTGGCGGTGCTGGTTACATCAAGTGTGCCGGGAACATCAATGTTGCTGGCCCATTCAACGCCAGTGCCAGCAGCATCAGTCTGCAGGAGTTGGCGGGCAGTACCGTCGGCCAGTTTGCTGACGGCAATTTCAGCGCTAGCACTAATATCGCCATCAACAATGGTGCCGTCGGCAATCATCGTGCTGGTGACGGTGCCGCTGTCTCCAGTGGTAATTACAGTGCCAGTTACGTTGGGCAATGTAATGGTGCGATCAGCAGTGGGATCAACCACTGCAAGCGTCGTTTCAAAGCTATCGTCCGTTGTTCCTTCAAAAGAAAGACTTCCGCTAGGACTAATTGTCACCGCACCAGTGATTGTGCCTCCTGCCTTGGGCAATGCCGCATTGGCCAAATCGTAAGCGCTTTTAACCGCCGTAGAAGAGGCAATGGTGGTAGAAGAAGACGTAGACGTGCTATCGCTAATTTTGCTCTGCAAACCAGAAGGCGTTACGGCTCGGGCGGCGTCAGTGCCGGCTTGAGTTTCCGCATCAGTGGCAAGCTCAACCAAGCCAATGGTGCTCGTAGTGCCAGATGGCGTAAGGTTGACGAAAGCAGTGCCGTTGTAATATTTCAGACCATTCGTCGTCAGGCTATTATCCACCCATAGTTCACCAGTGGAATTGCCTGCGCTACCAGCCGGACTGGTATTAGGGGCAGTGCTGCCCACGTGGGCAGGACCCACTTTGACAATATTGCTTGCACTGTCTTTAAAAAACAATGCAGGAGTGCCAGATGCAGTGTTAATTGCAATCTGACCATCTGCAAGGCCCGATGCAGTGGGGCGCTTATTAGCAGTAGAAGAACGAAGATGCTTAAGGATGGAAGCCATGTGCCTAAACCTAAAAGGTGGCGATTAATTCTTCATCATTCTAATCTCGTTCAAATGTATTCGCCCTCGTCTAGTTCAACATTTGCTTCGTTAATAACGTTATCAATGTCAGCCCATGCCGTGTAATAAAACGCTGAGGCTGTTTTTACCAACACTTGCCCTCTATCTCCATAGGGAGGAATTTCCTTGCCTGCATAAACAAATCTTTCCTGCATTGATCAGTCCTCGACATAGGCTTTAATAAGAGCCATCGTCAACTATGCCAATGCTCATTTCACCAGTGCCAGATGCTACTGCCACTTCCGTTGAAGCACGAACAATGCCGGCAGTGGTTAAATTAGCAATTTGTGCTCGTCCCCATAATATTTCATTTAAATCTTCCTGGCTAGCCACGCCAGATGCCACGGGAATCAAGGCGCTGCCGTCTACCAGCACGTCTTGGTCACCAACGCCAGCAACAGCACTGCTAAGTGTTACTTTCGTCCAATTGGAACCAACGCCCTCGGATAGCACCCAGTTACCAATGGCAAGGCTTTCATTAGGGGCCGGCGTCGTGCCTACGCCCGAAGACGTGCAAATAAGATAGACACCGTTATTGCTGGTATTGGGGCTGGAAAGTGGCTGGCCAATGGTTAAACCAGCTTCAATGCCATAGCTGTTAATACTTTGAACAATATTGCCTGAGGCGCTATAAGTGCCACCAAAACGCAAGTTAATTTGCGTGGGACTACCGTAGCCAAGGTTTAGCCAATAGCCCTCAGGAGAAGGAGCCACTGCGCCCACCCAGATATAGGCCGAACGATCATTGGGATTGATCCACCACTGGCCAGCAAATTCTGGCGTGGGAGCACTTTCACTAACTTGTGCAATACCATAGTCAGCCAGTTGGCTTGCCGTAACGCTATTGGGAGCAAGGAAGGTACTGGAAAATGTGCCAGTCGTAATTTTGCTGGCATCTAAAGGGGGAATATCACTTGCACTTAATACAGCCGCTGCAGACACAATATGTCCTTGAGCGTCAATTGTCACCGGACCGGCATACACGCCAGCAGTGGCAGAATTGCTATGTTGGATGGTGCCGGGACTGCCCATTTGCAAGCCGGCACCAGGCAACACAGCGCCTACAGTGCCCGCAGTGGCAAGAGGCAAGTCAGCGGCTGTTAGGTTTCTAAACGTTGGGCTAGATGCCGCCCCTGAAACAGGACCGGCAAAAACGCGGTTGGCAGATTGGCTGTCTAAGCCAGTGGTAATTTGAGCGGAGAAATTGTCCGCATATGCCACGGAAAAAGTGAGAGGCGTGGAATCATTGAAAGTAATTTCATTGATGGCGGCTTGGCGTTGCCATGATGCACCATTCCACGTATATTCGTAGCCGGTGGACGTATCAAGGAATTGCTGGCCAGTAAAAACGCCGTTTGCCACAGGCGCATTGGCCTGTACAACGGTTGAGGAACTATTGGCCAGCTTGATGGCGGTCACGCCACTATCAACCAACTGAGCATTGCCAACTGCACTATCAGCAATCTTTGCCAGTGTTACAGCGTCATCAGCAATGTTGACAGTATCAATGGCATTGGCAGTGAATTTGCCCACGCCAATGGTGCCAGAGGCAATTTTTGCATTGGTAATAGCGCTATCAGCAATGTTGGCCGTAAGCACGCCACCAGTGCTAATTTGCAAGCCGCTAATAGTGGCATTAGTAATTTTTGTGCCGGGAATGTCTCCGTCAGCAAGATTAAACTTGGCATAGGCAATTGTGCTATTGGCAATCTTGTCGTTGGTGACAGCAGCACTTCCCAGTGCAGTTGTGTCAACGGCACCAGCAACGAATTTTGCGCTGGTAATGCCGCTTGTTGCCAATGCAGCCGTATCTACCGCTCCAGCAGCAAACCTATTACTTGCAATGGTATTAGGCGCAATTTTCGCATTGGTAATGGCGCTATCTGCCATTTTGTCAGTGGTTACATTGCCGTCTAAAATCTTGATTGTTGTGACGGCATTGCTAGCAATTCCAGAAGCAGTGAGGCCACCGCTTTGAATTTTTGCATCAGTGACAGCATTGGCTGCGATCTTGACAGTTGTAACGGCACTATCGGCAATGCCGGCAGTGGGCATAACTACTTGCTGATAAGCGCCTGCTGAATAAATATAAAGATTTTGATCAGTGGAACGGAACCAGCCTTTTCCAGTGAAATTATTCGCGCCCGGAGAAGTGCTGGCGGAAACGATGGAACTATTATCATTTAATTTTGCAGCAGTAATGGCGGCATCAGCCAATGCGGCGGTGCCAATTTTAGTGGTGCTATTTTGATCGAGCTTAACTAAATCAATGCTGCCATTAGTGATTAATGCAATGCCAGCTTCTACTAGTGTGGAGGCGCGAATTTTCTTGGTTTCACTGGCACTAATATCAACAATCGGCAGCTCATCAGTTGCCGCCAGCGAGCCAGCAGCAAGAAGATTTAGCTGCGAAATTGTTTGGTCTGCCATCTTACCGTATTAATGCCATTGAAAGAATTCTAACCACTGCCATCTCTCGATTAATCATTCACTTCCAACAGCAAGCTATCCACGTCAAACTCCTTGAGCAGAATACGACCACCATCTTGCAAGCGAAGTTCACTTTCGGCTTTACCCACTTTCAATTGAATTTCACCAGTGGACAGGAAATCCATGGAAACATTGATAATCCTATCGGCCCCCACTTCCACGCCGGCTCTGGTTATCACTGCGTCGAAAGAATAAAAAACGTCTAAATTACTTCCGTAAACCAGTTCATTGGTCAGGAATAATTCCGCTTTAAAGCCGCTGCCAATTTCCACCCGCTGGATTAATTGAAGCAATAGCAGTGATGTTTCTTGTGCAGCCGCCACGTCCAAATTAAAAAATGCGTCAATGCTTCCGCTTCCGCTAATTAAGCCAGCACTATACTGCTGTCTAAATTTATCGCTAAGCGATGTGGTTTCAATGGCTTCACGCTCTGTCTGAAACTCAAAATTAGTGACACTGCCCAGGGTTTCAAAATTAGTATCTTCAATTTCAATGGTGATGGGCAATAGATCGCCAACAAAGGCTTCCAATGGAAGTTCGTTCGCTCTATTATTATTCACTGCATCTTCAAACGTCCGAAAAAATCTAAGACCACCATATAAATTTATGTTGACATAGGCGGCCAATGATTCTTGCACTTGCAAAACATTGGGCCATGTTGATGCAGGAAAGCACAATAGCTTGCGCGAATCAGCCGTAGAAATGACAATGCGATCACCAGTGAGCAAATTCTCCAGGCTTCCGCGAAAACCAAGCCTATTTAAAACAGTATTAACATCGCTCGGGCTAATTTCGCTCGTAAATGATACCACCTGCGAATTTCTTCGCAAGCGAATATATCCAGTGTGGCCAGCAAAAAATGTCACAAAATCAGCTCAGGACTTCCACGAAATCACCATCCATCGTAAATTGAATGGGGACGGTAGAAAGTTCTCCCGTAGAAACTGCTATACCAGCAGAAGTGATATAGCCCCAAAATTTGATGTCGTCCGCTCCGTCTCCCCCTGTATTTAATTCAAAAAATAAACGATCAGCCTCTGTAATATTGCCGGCCTTCATAAGGCTATTGGTCAGCAAATTGACAAAAGACCATTTCGTATTGGTCTCATTGCCCTCCAGGCGATAGTAAATTAACGTGGCACTGCCAGTGGCTCCTTTAATGCCGGGCGTAAAAGTATTGACGCCACTATCAATGGAATTGGTGGAGATAAGTTCAACAGTGGTATCTAACGACCAATCACGAATTTTGGCCACTTCCCGAACATTTGACGGGGCCGTCAATGCGCTAGACGGAGAAGTGCTATCAGTGGTGCCAAATGAAAGGCTACCAGATCGCCCCGTGTAAAATGCCATAATCTTTGACTAGCAATAATTACATTCTATACATAGTCTATTCTGGTCGCCCGTCAATTAAGAAAAGTCCAGGAATTGCTTGTGTAATACCACGCGAAATCAATGAGAGGCCATTTGAGTCGGTAGCATGATGCACGCCACGCACAGTCACCTCGCCCTCCTCGTCCATTTGCACCTCCGTCACGCGAAATATTCTTTTGTTTGTCACAACAGTGCCCACTACAAACAAATTACCCACATAATTCTGGAAGGCTAAGGTGTTGCCGCCAATGCTGGCACGATTGTTAGCAATTGTTACATTGGTAAAAGATTGCGTGGATGTTGCCCCGCCATTGGGCGAATAAACAAGCATTGAATAGGAACTTCCATTGGGAATAGAAGCAGTGATGGGCATATTCAAGAAGCCGCCATCTTCAATAATTCCCGTATAAATGCCATCCCATTGGTTATGTGCCAGCTCCACGTAAATATAAGCGCCAGGGAACACGGGGCTATCCGTAGGGAAAGTTTTGAATTCAATGGCGCGTTGTGAATAGCGCTTGCTATTGCACAAAAACTTCCCAAGCTTAATTGCCTGGTCTCTGCGAGTGACGAAAGCAGAGGCATCAATTGTCTTGCGCGATGCACCATCTTCCACCGTATCTGCCAATTGCACGTCAACAGTGGCATTGATATTGAACACGCTTTCATCGTCTGTTTTTCTGTAAACAATGGTTGCAATAATATCTTGTGTGTTTTCGCCATAATCTATAAACTCTTCCTTCAGTGAATCTTCAATGATATTTCCTTGGTTAAACAATGCAGAAATTGAAAGGCTTCTTGTAATTGCGCCAGTGGTGGGCACATAAGGAACGGCTGGAATCAACACATCTTGCCCTCCAACTTTTGCCAGCTCCAACAAACTTAAGGCAGCTATACGCGCCCAAAACTCTCGCCATGATGTTTGTTCTGCAATCACTCCATCCATAAATAAAGAATTTGCTTCGCAAAATTTCTTGCTTTTAGCGAGTTGTTCTAAATTTACGGCGTGAATGGAGGCGTGACGACCAATGCCATCTTGGGCGTCTAATACTGTGTCAATGAAAATATCTGGAGCTGTATTTGCATAACCATTGGCACTGTCTGGAAGATATTGATATCCCGGCTGCCCCCAGCCAATGCCGCCAACAACGCCAGACGTGCGAAGCAGGCGACTCAATCGTCCCTGAGTGGCAAACACTGTAAATGAACGCAAATCTTGCACACTTTTCCCTGAATACATATTGAGCCCAATTAATGAAATATTGTCATATAGTCCGGCATAATTGTTATAGCCATCTACGATTTGCTCTGTAATTGCCGCTAAGGCAAATTCAGGGCCATTGTCAAATGCAAAAGCGATTTGCGAGTCGGAAGTATTACTAAAAACATCCCATTCATTCAGGCCGGGAGGTTGTTGATTGACCGGCGGAAAGAAAAGGCTAAGTTGTATTGTTCCAACAAAATAAACACTGGCAGCGCCATATAGGCTAGTGTTAATTGTCAATTCTTGCTCGCTCCCCGCGTTTTCTAAATAGCAAAAAACAATTTGACCGCTGCTTGCTCGCAGTTCTGGCACCCTCAGCGCTTCGGCTGTCACATCATAAATTGGCTCAAATTTAAACTGCCAATAATCAGCATTTGCCACCCCCGAAGTTTTACTATCAAACCTTAAATAGACAAAATTTTCAATATCTGCGGAGCGCCTAACAACAAAAATACCGGGAATGTAAGAATAGGTGGATTGAGAAGATTTTTTGATTTTTACGATGAACATAGAAGAGCGATGTTTGAGCCCATTATCAGCGCTTAAATAGCCCGACCCCCGACGTTCGGTGCCGTATTGCTCTTGGCGACCACTCACCCTTTTAAAGATTCGCGCTTTAATAGAAAAATCAACAATATTGCACGCCGAAACAGTGCTATAAGATGCCTCCTCAATTCTTACGATGGCCTTTGTGCTGAAATAGTCTTCAGTTCTGTTCCTAAATGCAGTGGGACCAGCCACTGCATCAAGATCCACATATGACTGCAATGCATTGATTTCATCGTCGGTAAGCGACCTTACATCTCTATGTCCCCATTCGGTGGGATAAGTATTACAATTACTCACCCATCGCCCCACGAATTCTCCATATTCATTAATATAAGTTTCAAACCTGTCTTCACCACAGTCTGTTTGCCATCCAGTTTCTACATAGTTCCTAATGGTTCGGCGGCTTAAAATTGTCGCAGCATCATCACTCTCGCTATCTTCGTCTAAAATTGGGCGAATGGCTGCTTCAGCACGAAGAAATTGTTGGCGGCGTTCGTAAAGAAAAGTACCTTCCGCGAAAACATTAAAAATTGACAGTGAGTCAACATCAGCAACGCTGGTTGCTCCATATGCCACCGAATTAATATTGCCGGCCTCAATGGATCGAAGACTGACATTCATTGTCCCGTCTGTTACATCAGCTCTGTCCGAAGAAATAACCTTTGCTTTAATTGAACCAATCTTAAACAAGCCAGAATTATCAAATACAGAAGTGAGTGCCCGCCGTGATTCCTTGGCTTCCTCCACCGCCAAGCCCTCCTGGGCATTGCCGGCTTGCTCTAATGACACAACAAAGGAAGTATTGGCTCCATATCTTGTTAAAGACGAATAACCACTGTTGCCAGCCACTTGCATTGAAATGCCATTAATAGCACTTTGAAAGTCTCCAGCTTGGTTTCTAATATACAGTCGCACATTAATTGGAACCGCTCCGTAAATGCCAAACTGATTGGCGCTTGTTGGAGAATAACAATGGCTGAATCCTTCTACAGTACTATTTGAGGACCTACGTATTAAATAGGGATTGGCCGAAGCGCTTCCAATTGTGGTTGGATCGCTCACGCTAATGCCATTAAAGGGTGGCCTTACTTGCTGATTTTGCAAAGCTCCAGTATAGTTTGACGCAAAATACACCCAATAGTTTTGAGCAATTAAACTTTCTAGCGGCGTTTGGCCGAAGGCGCTTTTTTGCTCGCTAATTCTTCCAATGCCGCCAGCACATAAAACAAAGAGCAGGCGAACAAGTTGACTGTTGCCATAGCTTAATAATGCTGACCAAATCAAAGAAGTGGCAAGACGCACACCCCCGTCAGGATTGGTATCAGTGTTTGTATAGACAAGGTTGATTGGGTCGCCATATGCTGCCAATTGCTGTTGGCTGTCAAAGCCAAAACGAGGGGCAAATATTTCGTCTCGCGTGGCCGAAACGCCACCACCTTGTTGTTGTGCGACGGTTTTGGGAGCCTGTTGGGCTGGAGGGGCGATTAATGCCGCCACCACTTGAAAAATAATGCCGACGACAGTCAAGACAATGGCAACTGCAGGCCAATTAGTTGCATCTAAAATTGTTCCCTGCTTAGGATCGCTATAAATATGCTGCTGAGCAACAAAGTCTAAATATTCTTCTTTTGTAACACCAAGGGCTTCAATTAATTGATGCTCGTAAGGAAGAAGACGGCGCTGCGGATCGCTCATTAATCTGCCCAAAAATAATATTTTGGCCGCACCAATGAAACAGGCGCTGCTACTACCATCTTACCCGGCGATAAAAATAAACAATTGCCATCGCCAGCCACAACAGACATGGCCAGCGATGAATCTCCTCCGGGCATGTAAAATATGGCGCCGTCCCGAGGCTCGCAAATCTTTTCGCCAAAGGTTAAAAACCAACGCAAAATTTTGCGAATGGTTAAATATTCTTCTGAATAATTTTTATACAACCATGGATAGGAATGCTCCAAATGCTTTAAGCCCAGCCTCCTTCTTACTTCCATGCACAAATGCCAGCAATCCGTAAAGCCTTCGCCGTCACTAGGGCGAGCCCCATATTTGTATTTCAGGCCAATTAAATCGTTATAGTCAATCATCTTAACGATACATTCGCGCTTAATGGTAATAATCCTACCAAGCTTCTATTGAGCTGTCGTGCCGGAAACTGCGTTCCCACGCTATCCATGGCTCCCCTGAAGCGAAGCTCGATGGTAGTGTCGGAAAACGCTGCCCCAATCCCTACATATCTTTCTTGATAAGTTTTGACAGGAGCAAAATTAATATTCAACCATTGTGTGGTTAAAACAAGGCGACTAAGTCTATTGCCACTTCCCTGTTCAACCAATCGCACCGCCACTTCTATATTGGGGAACAATACTTGCAACAAGGTATTATCACCGCCAAGATTACTTACAGTACCTTCTGCCCTGAAAGGCGCAAACGCATATTGCTGCCCCTCAAAGATTTTTGTTTCATTGACAAAGAAATTTTGATAGCGATGATAAACAGTGTTTGGCGAATCTCCTAGCGTGATCGTATCGGTTTGATTTAGCCCAGCAAGACTTTGCGCCGTAAGAGCGCTTTCCGTCATCGCCAACAAATCAAAATATTGAACAATTCTTAATGTGCTCATTGTGCAAACTCAGAAACAAGCTTGACGCTAATAGTGCTTAAATTTCTATATTTGCTTTCCACTTCAGGAGCGCTTTCGTAAAACCAAAGCATAGTCGTTGGATTTCCGCTCCCAATGCCAGCTTGTTGCAAGATAATATAAGGGTCGCCAGCTTTTAATTGGGCAAACGTATTGGAAGAGCTATCAAGGCCAGCAAGTGTTTCATTAGACAGGGAAAAGCCTTCAGTGTTGCCGCGTTGCCCATGATAATGAGCATAAATAAGAGACAGAACAGTTTCATTGACATTTTCAAAAACCATTTCCAATGTGGCGCCAAATGGCCGATTACCAAAGCTACGCCGAACTGTCTTGCCTGATAACGAACGATAAATCTTGGTGGGATATTCACCCAGCGTAAAATTACGGCCCGTTGGTTTGATTGAAGGGAAATTAGCCATGATAATTAAATGCCAATCCTCCGACGAGTGTTAGGACTTTGCTGAAGCTTATCAATGGCCAAATTAGCTCCCTGCCGTGCTCCGTCACGAACGGCAAGCTTGCGTGTTTCCATCATAGCCTGCTCTAATTGTTCTCTACTGACGTATTCCACGTTGTTAATAGTGGTGGTCTCAAAGCTCATGGACAGCACGGGAGAAGCCATTCCGCCGCCATTGGAACTGCCGCCCATTTTGTCGCGGATGCTATCGCCTTGCATTTGCACAGGGATGGAGCGACCATCAGGCAGGGGCACAATAGCTTCGTTGTACTTGCCCTCGCCTACTAGCCCAAGAGTGGGGCCCTGGACCATTCCTCCATTCGCAAATGGCGTAATTGGGAATGGCTTCCAGCCTCCAGAAGCAATGCCGCCATTGGCTCCAAATAGTTTGCCAAATCCCAAAATTCCTCCGCCAACTCCCATTAAGATGCTGCCAATGCCGCCCAACACGCTAGAAGTGTCTCCCTTTTCAATTTGCTTAATGCCAGCAACAATGCTCATGGCGGCCCCGGCAAGCATGCCCACCCCCTGCACAACTCCTCCCAATGATTGGAGAAAATTCGATCCATTCTTGCTGGCATCTTCTGCGGCCTGAGCAGTTTTAATTGCAGAATCAACCGATGTGGCAGAGAAACCATTAATAGCCTCACTGAAGCCTGTTAACGACGGCATGGCATTTTGCAAGCCGGTTGAAATGTCGCCAAGTTCCTGGGAAAACGCAGCGGCGCCAACCAAACCCCCGCCAGCGCCAAAGCCCACCCCGGGATCCATGCCTTTGATTGTTGATTGCATGCCTTGTGAAAGGATGTTTGTGTCAAAAGTATTAAAACCAGCGGCGTTTCCGGCGGCGGCTCCAGTTACTTGACCATTTAATGCATTTGTAAGATTTTGAATGGCAGTTGTGTTGGTGGTGGTAGCATTGGTGTTTTCATTTGTAGCCTGCACCGGATCCGTAGATTTGGCCTGGGGAAGGCCACCTTTTTCTAGTTCGCCTTTCGGGAACAAGCTTTCAATGAGTTTTCCACCCACTACATCTTTAAAGAAATCTTCCACCGGCTTCATTGTAAAGTCCAAGAAAATCGTCAACACTCTATCTTTCAAGCCGGCCTGGAACTTTTCCAATGCATCCGCAGCATCTTCCCCGGAAATGACAGCCTTCAAAAAGCCTTTATAGTCTGACGAAGTGTCGTTGACAAAATTGTCAATGATCTCGCGAGTAGCTTTAATGTTGTCGCGAACTTTTTCAAGATCAATGATTTCTTGAATTCTCTTCTCGCTATACCCTTCGCGACGCAATTCAATTCGCCGCCGTTCAGTATTGTTTCCGGCGCGAAGCAGCTCAATTTCTTCCCTTACAATTTTTAATTGCGTTTGCTTATCGCGAATAAGAGCTGCAACTTCCTCTCGCTGTCGCTTGGTTAAATTTGGAAACTCTTGGAGAACTTTTCTGATTTGTTCATCAATTTTCAAACGATTATATTCTTGAGTGGAAATAAGTCCATTTTCGTTTTTGATCTCAATCAATGTACTGGCAAATTTTTCTTGCTCCGCTTTTATTTTCTTTTGCTGTTCTGCATCTGTGTCTCCAATTTTCAACAATGCAGTACGAAGCTCTTTTTGTCGCACATACAATTGAACCTTCGCGTCTTCCAGTCTGTTGTCGAATGCTTTTTGCGATAAAGTTTTGCCCCCCACTAACTGAGCCTCATTGTCTATCAATTTGACAATATAATCTTGCAACGCTGCAGCCTCAATACCAAGCCGCAGCGCTTCTCTTGTAGACTCAAGAGATTCAGCTTCATATTCGTTTCCTTGCCGCTTAGCATCGCTAATTCTTTTATTTAGTTGCGCCAACGTATCGGCTTCGCGCATCTTAAATTGACGCTGACTTTCAAGATCAAGCATTTCATTTAAAGGAACTTTTCGCCCCTTGGCTCCATCTCCACCTGCGTCGCCACCGGCAATTATGCTCGTTTGTTTAAGTTTTGCATTTTGTTTTTGCGCTTGTCCCACTAATCCCTGAGACTTGCCTATGGCTTTATTGAAATCAGAGACATTTTTAGTAGCAAGATTATAGGCATCACGTAAATCTCCTATTTTGACTTTATAACCACTTCCAACCTTTTTCATCGAATTTTCGACAATTAAGCCCAGTGACATCAACTCTTTGGCTAAAGCGGAGGGTATTTCGCGATAAAAACTACTCCCCACGCCCTCTTGCTTCACCGCCTTGTCAAGTTCTTTTTTTACTCTTTCATAAGTCTTTACTCTGTCCTCCATATTCCCAATAGCTTCTTTCACTCCGGCAACGTCTCCTAGCTTTGCAGACGCTTTTGCGGCGTCTTTCATTGCATTTGCCTGGCCAGACACAGACGCCATAGCATTTTGAAGCTCAACAAGCCTTGCAATTAATGCACTAATTGCAACCAGTGCAATGCCAATGACACTCTTGATCATGACAGTTTGAATGGCAGTGCCAAACTGATACATCGCCACTGTCGTCTGCTGTGTAGCGACTCTCATGCCAAGAGTCACTTGAGCGAAAACAATACCTCTTCCAATAAATTGAGCGACGGCGGCAATGGCAGCGCCAATGCCACTTGCAGCTAACGCCCCAAAGGCTGTAGTAAGCAGCAACACCTGAGCGTAAGTTGCCGCAAGCTGCCCCACCAATGGTAAAGCCAAGAATCTGCCAATTTGTAAAATTAACCCGCCAAATAAATTGATAATTGGCATAAGCTGGCTAATGACGGTTCCTATGTTTTGACCAATCCCAGACAACACGGGAACAAGTGTTTTCAAGACATTTGTAAAATTTTGAGCAGCGGGGGTGGCGGCATCTTGGCCTTTAAAATATGCATTAATTCCGTCAGTCGCAGCCCTTAACGTATTAACGAGCGGCACCATAACCGAATTTAAAACACCAATTGCGGCGGGTTCAAAACTTTCATATAAGCCTTGCACTGCATTTTGCATGCGATTCATTGCACCTTGAAATGTTTTCGCGGCACCTTCGGCTCCAGGGCCAAATTCTTTATTCATCTGAATGGCGACATTACGAAGCAATTCACGCATTGCCCCTCCTTTGTATACGCCATCTTCCAATGCTTTGCCAAATTTTTGAATGGCATCTGGACCCTTAAAGCCTGCCGCCTCAGCAAAAATGCCCATGGCACCAGGTAACACGTCGCCTAACTGTCCCTTCAATTCTTCACTCATCACTTGACCCTTGCTGGCCATCTGAGCGAAAGCGTAATTCACACGATCAACTTTATCTGCGCTAAGGCCAAATGTTGCGGCAGCTTTGCTAATTCCCAAGAATAAGTTTTGAATTTCTCCCGCTCCAAAGCCAGCCGGTTGCATAGACGCAAATAATTTGGCAAATCCATCTCTTGCCGATTGAAGAGGAATGTTATATTTTTCAACTGCTGCTGCAATAAATTCATTTGCATCGGCGGCTGCAGTGGCACTACCAGTAATGCTATTCAACGTATTTCTGAAACTTTGCAACTGAGCAACTGCGTTGCCGACTTGCCCTGGAAAATCTTGTATAAAAGCCAATGCTTTGTAGGCTTGGCCGAACAATAGCACTTGTTTAGTGGCAAAACCAAATTCGCTGCCAAGCTCGCGAATTGTTCCTGCGCCAGGAAGATTAATGCCTCCCATGGCGCGACTAAAGCCTCCTGTGTCAAAGCCGCCCCCACCACCTCCTCCTGCTCCACCACCTCCTCCGGGTGGCAAGAAGCGCCCACCCCCCATTGGCACCTGTCCGGCGGCTGCTTTTAGCCCTTGGCGATAAATATCTTCGCCAAACACAGAAGTGCTACGCTCGCTGGATCTCGCATAAGCTTGAGCAATACGCGCTTGCTGAGAAATACTGGCTGAAGTTTGACCTGCGGCAGGAAGCGCCAATTGGCCAAGGCCAAGCATAGAGGGAGATGCAAACACACTTCTAATGCCCGAAGCGCCTCTACCCGCTGTGCCAAACCCCTGCGTGGCCATGTAGGGTTCATATCCACCTCCGCCATACATTCCTCGACTACCACGCGCCCATGGCTGTGCGCTGCCAAGAGGAAGCGGGCCAATAGGACCCATGTACTGGGCCCCACCACGAACGCCGCCCCGAACGCCTCCGGCTGCGGCCCTTAAATTCACATCGCCTACAGAAGCGAGTTCAAGCTTCATCAAGGCAACAATTTTTTTAATTTCCGAGATGGCCTTGCCTTTGAATTCCTTTAAGCCATTCAGAAAACCAATTTCTAGGCCATCAGCACTAAATTCACCAAGCTGCTTAAATATTTTTGATGGCGATGCAATGCCAGTGGCGCTTTTAAATGCATCAACAAAAAACTTGGCCCCTTTGCTGCCGCTTTCTTTAAGTTTGGGGTCTAAACCATTTGCCAATCCCCGAGCTATGTCTTGCGTGATTGCAGGCACGCCACTCATTATTGAAGCATGTAGTTCTTTAACCGTTCCTTTTCCGACATCGGCCATGGGGATCTTGGCCTTTGCCATTCCCTGATACAAAGCCTCCAGCGCAGGCTTCGTTGCTCTGCTGAGCATTGCCGAGAAAGAGCTTGCATCTACCGTGCCAGCGCCTTGCCCAGTGGCGGCTCTATTTGCAATTCCCCTGTTTTTCTGAACAGCATTATCCAGTCCCCGCAATGCTTTTGCGAGAGTGCCAGCATTTTTAATTTCTGCCGCTAAATTAGTTGCAACTTCAAGGCGATATGTCCTTTGGCTAATATTTCTTCCCAGTGCGGTCAGTTCGTTCTGTACGGAAACGCGATCAAATTTAATGTTGATTGGCAATTTATAGCCAGCCGCAGTCTCGCCAAGGCTTGCTAATTGCGTCCTAAAAAATGCCAGGTCAAGACTTACCCTAAGCTTCAGTTCGGCGTCTTGAACTGCCATCTTAATTTATACGGTTACTTTTCCCTTTATTCTATAATCATTGCTCCTGATTACGTCCGGCAAAAGCCTTCATTTCGTCGGCCAGCAAGGCAATCACTCTTCCGTCCATTTTGCGCGTCTTCATTAATCGCTGAAGAACAATCAAACTTGCATCTGTTAAGCCACTATCTTTCTTGATCGACTTCGTGTCAAACGGCAAGAAGTCCTCTGGCTTCACTTTCGACTTCTTGCCCGCCATCATTCCAGCGGCCATTGTGCCAAACTTAGCAATAGCAATGCTTTGCACGTTGTATTTAGCTATATCATGCTTATCCAAATATTTCAATGCACGCTTTACATCCTCAATGGGCTGCAGGCCAAATTGATCTGCATTCCATCGGGGATCATGCATATCTGACGATGAAAGGCGAAAATAAATTTCGTTCCAATCCGTCAGATTTTTTAATTGTCTCCTAGCAAGACTTTCTTGCTGTTCAGCTATTGAGGAGAATTCCTCTTCGTCGCTTTTTTTGCCGTTGCAGCCTCCTGCGTTTCGGCTGCTTGCTCTGCAGTGATGAATTCAACCACCTTTGCCACGTATTTGCGCGGTAGTGCTTTCGTGTCCTCTAGCTCCCAGTCAGTGAGATCCTGCCAATCACCATCAACCATGCCTTGCCCACGAGAGCGAATGAAGGCCGTAACCATACGAGCATTAGTGCTTTCCATGGATGATCCACTGGTGATCATGCTCAGCGTTTCTTCCGTATAGTCCGCCAGCAGTTCCGCTTCGGTGATGGAACCTCCACCGCCCTGTAAAAGACCAAATGCTTCATCAAGGCCAATCTCCTTGGCTGACGCAATACGTTTAGCAAGTTGTACAGCACGAATAGTGGCCTGGCTTTGCAGCTTGCTAATTTCCTCTTGCTCAATAGCCTCAGCAACTAACCAGCCGCCATATTTCTTAAGGCGCAGATCCGGCAATAGTTCAAAGTAGTCTTCAGCTTTGGTCTGAACTAAGAAGCTGTATTTGCTCATGGTCAAGGATGTTTAACAATGCGTTGAAGACTTTCACTCGTTCGTTGGAAGAGCGAAATTCCTTCGGAATTTCAACCAGCATTGAATGATTTTCGTTAGAAAGTCTAACAGTCTCTTCCCTGCAGGAAACAAGGCACAAGATGCCGGCCTCTAAAGCCGTGCCTTCTATGGCATTGTTAATTGCATGGACAGTTCTATCGTCGCTCCACAGATAGTCAATTTTCATCTGTTCAATGCAGTGCGTATGCGAGATCGTAGCGCCTTACTTACACTACTGCCATCGAATAAATTACGCTCTTGAAATACATCCGTCCACTGCCTTGGTTCTAAATTTGTCGATAGTCCTTCATGGACATACCATGCATAACCCCTTCCGCTCTCGTTTTTGGCATCCCAGTTCCAAGATACAGTAATATCGTTGGCGCCTTGCGTAATTTTAAAACTGTCCTTTCCGCTTTGATAAAGTTCTCCAAGATCGTAGATATTACGAACAGTCCCAGCATTTTCTCCGCTTTTTCTTCTTGTGTACCCTGGATAGCTCCATTTATCGTCCTTAAATTGATCTTCAAAATATCCGTCGTCCACGTCCTCTTCCGCCCATGTTTCAAACGCCTTGACCAATTTTTGTTCTAAAAACCTTGCATTGAGAATAGTTCCGCCAACAATGATGCCGCTCATGGTGCAATTAATGGTCGAAGAATAAGGTCGGGGATTAAAAACCTACAACGCTCATAAGCCACATCATCACCAGGAAAATATCTTGGCGTGGCATCAGGAAAGCGCCTAACCATCCTGTCCATAGCAGTGGCAATAGCGCCAGCGCTAGGCGTATATTGCACCAAAATCACTTCCCAAACTTGCGTGACCTTCGTGGTCCCTCCCAACGGAGAACGAGAAACCAGCTCAGGAAACTGCCGCATTGTCACTTCCAGCCCCTTCACCTTCCACTCCTTTGGCACACTCTGCGGCCCCACCACATAAACGGCAGGCAGCGTCGAACCATTTGGCAGCGTATAAGTGCCAATAAGATTGGGAGATGCAGATAGTAATTCAGTGATAGTCTCTCTGAGCTGAGAAATATTCACAATAAAAAAGCCTCCCCGTAAAGAGAGGCTAGCAAACTTTCAATGGAAAGTGAATCAGCTATTAGGAGCAGTCGGGATAATCGAACCGCTTTCAGAAGCATTTTGGTGGATGCCAATGCGGCCACGGCTAATCAGATCAAAAGTACACTCAACAAGGTTATCAGCGGGATAGCTCTCGTTGTAGTTCATCACGCGACCAACATAAGCCACGCGATCATAGTAATAAGTGGTGCCGCTAACACCCAGTTGCTTGTTAATTTCCACGTACACTTCTGCATTTTTGTCGTAACGTGCAGTAGCGATCACTTGGAAAGCTTCGTCGAAACTGTTCGGGATGAACGTGGTGCCATCCACGTCCTTCTGGAAGTAAGAGGTGACAGCAGCAGTGGCTTGGCTGGTAACAATGACGCTATCAGAAAAACCGCCGCCACCCAGCAGGTAAAATTCAGTGTTGCCATCATTGAAGGCCACAGAGGCCGTGGTGGCAGCTTGCAGAGTGTAAAGCGTAGGAGCGCCGCTCACAGTAAAGGTGGCGCCGCTCTGGGTAATAATTGGACGGGCAGTGCCGCCAATAGAGCCAACGCGCACAATCACGTCTTGGCTCTTTACCAGTTCAGTGGGATGGTAGAGCATGAGAGGAAGTCCTCAGCAATGAAAAGGGAAAGTGATTAAGCGTTGTCCACGCTTCCTTT